GTGGATATAGTTCAGAAACATCTACTAAAGGGTAATCTTTCTCATATTCTTTTATTACTGAGAGAAAGATACCATTAAATTCATCTCTATTCTGAGCACTAGCAATTACAAAATCAGAATCCATTTTAATAGAGAATCCAAAAGATTCTTCTCCACTTTTCAATACAATATCTGCCTTAGCTGATTTCGTTCCATAGATAGGTTCTGGAATGTCCTCAAAATTAGCATTGTAACCATCTGTCCAAACTTTTTTAAATTTAGAATTTAAATGAATTACCGCACTAACAACGGATGAAACACTCTTCGACTTTATGTTTCTGAATGCTTCATTAGACTTTATTATTTCCAATCCCTCTTCTCCTGAAATTACTCTACCTTCTGTGATAAGAGCTAGTTTCAAGATTTCAGTTTCAAAATCTTTGGTGTCTTTCTGTGAACTCATAATTTATTTTTGTTTGAAAGTTTTCTTACTTACTTGATTATATTATCTCAAATCCTGACAACATTGTCAAGTCTTTTTTTACCTATGCTCAGTCCACCCTTTAGTATAAAATCCAACGAACCATCTAGCAGTCTCTGGACTGCCTTCAAAAATATGTTGAGAAGTAGCTTCTCTGAGATCATCAAACTCTATCCCTTCTTCATCTGTAGTGGACATCACTTCGCCAGTGAAGCGACGATCCGCATCAAATACAAAGTAATCATTCATAATTTAATTCCTACATAAGAATTATCACCTACAATTTTATTATGAAGTCTTTTATTATCTAAACTTCTTCTGGTAGAACGTGATTTGGGAGTTTTACCAGTGCCCATCATCTTATTCCAAGATGAATAGCTCATTTTTCCATTTTTTACAATTTCATCATAAACATTATCACACTCAACCTTATCCCACGTTCGCTCACCAAACTTTTCTTCCACTTCACTTCTTAATTTCTCCTCTAGGAGTACCAAATCCAAACTCAACAACATGCTCATATCGAATCTCAAAAAAGGTTAATCTCAACAAGAATGGGGGGTTGCCGACCCTGAACCAGCCGTGTCCCATCCCCCATCCTTTACCTATATTATCTCAAATACTTATAACATTGTCAAGTTTTTTTTCAAGTAAATCGGATCTCGTGTATATCGGTAAGATGTTCTTTTCTTTTTCCAAACGAGTCTTGAAAATCGAGAATCTTCATGACTCTCTTCTAAATAATTTCTTTTTTTATGTTTCATTTCAGCTCTCCGAAATAGGTTCCTCATCAATTGTTGAACCTTATTATCTCAAATCCTGAGAACTTTGTCAAGTCTTTTCTGAAAGAAAAATTACCAGCCGTTAACATCCATGCTGGTGAGGGGAAAATCTGAAATGTCGTATTCAAAATTATTGGATAAAGCATTTTCAGCAATCAGTTTTGCACCATTACTCAGATGGAATTTAGTCGCCATTTCAGTTTGGGGGCTAAGAGTGACCAATCGTTTGAATCTCCAAGTTTCGTTAATCAACTTTTGAAGGTCTAGAATTATCTGTCGGCCCAATCCCTTCTTGAGTGACCAGACCGTATAGGCAACAACAACTGGGCCCACATTCGCACATAAAAGAGTTTCTTCATCTGCTGGTACTCTATCAAGAAATGCAAGACAAACAAATGCTTGTTCATCAATATGGTACATCTCTCTGCCAGGAGCCAATCTGACCAAGGCATTAATGTGTGGTCTTACTGGGTCTTTTTTAATGTACATTGAAACAAATTTTGGAATAACCTTTTCTATCATTGATTCCTTTATGGTGGAGGATAGCGGACTTGAACCGCTAACTCTGCCGTGCAAGGGCAGTGTGTTCCCAATTATACCAATCCCCCCATTCTGGTGCTGGTGGTGAATGGGCTGTTTTTTTGGCGGTCACATCCCCTGACCGCTACTTGGTTTATCACCGCCAGCAATTCTGGTGCCCCGACTAGGAATCGAACCTAGAACGACGGCTTAGAAGGCCGATGTTATATCCATTTAACTATCGGGGCTTATACTTATATTATACAATATAAGCCCCAATTGTCAAGTAAAATATTTAGTTGAGATTATTGACAATCTTCTGAACAATGATTGTCAGGAGAGCATTCGCAAGGATCACAGGTACAATTATCACATTCACACTTTGGATTTTTACAGATAAACACAAACACCTCCTTTCTTTTCTTAGATTTGAAAAGCGGGAGTTTCCCCCCGCACATATTTATCAATTAAAATTTTGAAACTTTCATGAAGTATATAGTTGGAAATAGAAATTTCCTAAATAAAAAAGAAATCGGTCAACGATGGAAAGGATAAATTGACGAGTCTCATAGACCCTCAAGATTTTACTAATGTTACCCACCAACTCCGTTCCTTCTTTTTAGAGAAGAATTTTCTAGAAGTTCACACCCAAAACAGATTATCAATTTTAGCAGCATGTGAAGACCCAACCACGGTCGCTACCTATGAATATGCTGATGAGACTTGGCCTCTTCCTCAAACTGGTCAAATGTGGTTAGAGTACGAACTACTCACCAAACCAGACTTATCTGGCTGTTTTTGTGTATCAACTTCCTACAGAGAAGAACCAGACCCAATAGAAGGAAGACACGAATTAATCTTCCCAATGTTTGAATTTGAAGCTCCAGGCGAATTTGATGATTTACTTCAATTAGAAAGTGAATTATGTAAATACCTTGGATTTGAATGTAAACATGGAAAAGCACCAATGGAACAGGATTTTCCAACTGTTGATTTTCCAGGCGGACAATACTTGAGTCTGTGCGGTAAGTACACGGCACCCGATAACCTACTTACCGCTAAACATGAATCGGATATGTATAATGAATATGGAGATGTTTTCTTCCTTACCCACTTTCCCTATAATACCTCACCATTTTGGAATATGAAAAAGTCACCCAAGAAGAATTCTATGGGAGGCGATAATGCATTAAAATGCGATGTGATTATGGGCGGCCAAGAAACTATTGGGAGTGCAGAAAGAGAGACAAATACAAATGAAATGCATCATCAATTTCATACAATATCTGATGGAGAGTATAGTAAGCTTTTATATGACAAATTTGGATATGATAGAGTTGAAAAGGAACTAGACGAATTTCTGAGTCACAAATTCTTTCCGCGATTCGGTGGGGGCATTGGTGTGACCAGACTAATTAGTGCAATGAAAAAGGCAAGTCTATTATGACTCAAGAAGAATTCAATCAAGATTTCTATTCTGAGTATGGATTTTTAAGTTGTTTTGAATGCGATGAAACTTTTACTAATATTGAAGAATTAAAAGAACATGAAGAGCAACACTTGATAGATGAACAAGTAGTGGCAATTTGAAAGTCTGATTCTGCGGTGGCGAAATCGGTAAACGCACTCTGTTGTTTGCAGTTATAATTTGAAGGTTCGACTCCTTCCCGCAGAGCCAGACTTTTATAGTGTAATATTTATGGTTCTTTATACCAAGTTCCATTTTCTCGTTGTTTCATTTTTCTCCAATGTTTGCCTGGATAAAATGAGTCTAAATGACAATCTTCGTGAGTTAGACATTTTATAAATGGTTCACACCTCATCATGTGAGTATTTGCTATTTCTTTATCAACCAAATCACGGTAAACCCCCCAGCCCTCAGAAATTGGGTTGGGTTGTTTTACCTTAGCCATTTATCGTTTCTTCCTTAATTTTTTCATATTACCCCCTCCGAGTTAAAGTTAAACGGGAGCGTTCCACCATTGCTCATGCGGAAAGTGCACCCAAATGTTTTCAGAATCTTTAGCCATTTCTAATGCGTAATAATCTGGTTCTGTTTCACATTCGTTATTCCAGATTAGCGAGCAGAATCTAACATCAACGGGCAACTCCATAGGCTGATTCAATCTCGGCCCTTTGATATAGGATTTTATTTTTTCAAAGGTTTTACCAGAATCACAAATATCATCTACAACAAGAACTCGTTCATCTGTGGGCCGTGGCAAATAATCTTCCCATTCAGGAAAATCTCGCAATGCCGCCTTAACTGGTTTAAAAGGTTTCTTAAACCAATGACTCATCATTACGCCAGGAACTAAACCACCTCTAGATATTCCAACTATAACTTGCGGGTCAAATTTATCAAGAACAATCTCTCTACATAAAACATTCACATCCCGCCTCATTTCCTCCCATGTATACCATTTTATTTTACTCATGAAAATACCTCATTAAGTTGGCGATTCACCCGCACAAAAGTTGTGCACTTTGGTAAATCCTTTATAGTTTTAGCTCCCGCATACGTACAAGAACTTCTTAATCCCCCAAGAATTTCTTCTATAGTATTTTTAACTGGGCCCTTATATGAAACTTGAACTTTCTTTCCTTCAGCTGCTCTATGAGTCTGTTTCTCCCCATAATATTTGACTTGGGCTTCATCAGAAGACATTCCATAAAATTCCATCTTTTGAGCAAACATGGTTCCTCCAATATGGTTTCCCAAAATTTTACCTTCACATTCAGTGTGTCCCGCCAACATGCCACCTAGCATTACAAAGTCGGCACCACCCCCAAAGCTCTTTGCTATATCCCCCACTACTGTGCAACCTCCGTCTGTGATGATATGACCTCCGAGCCCGTGTGCCGCATCCGCACACTCTATGGTCGCTGAGAGTTGTGGATAACCCACTCCTGTCATCTTCCGTGTCGTACATACTGAGCCAGGGCCTATCCCAATTTTTACAATATCTGCTCCCGCCAGTATTATCTGTTCCGTTGCTTCTGGTGTGCATACATTCCCCGCTATGATTATTTTATCTTTGGTTGCCTCATGTTTTCTCATCAATGCAACATAATCATTAAATCTTTCTGTATATCCATTCGCCACATCAAGACAAATCCATGGCGCCTCAGGAGAATCATAAGACAAGTTATCTAAGTTTTGGTCTAATCCGATTGTTCTTATTATGTTCTTGTTCCATCCCCACTCAGTAGATTCGACAAATTTACACAATGCCGTAAGCATAGGATACTCCATAAGAGCATGAGCCATGGCATTAGTTCCTGTGTGATCCATATTGGCTGCAATTATAGGAATCCCTTCCCATGAAAGTTTGGAATGTCTGAACTTGAATTTTCTTGTAAGAATTGCTTGTTTTCGTGAGATCAGAGTTGATCTTTTGGGTTGAATTAATACATCGCTAAAATCGAGCTTTACCTCTTCAATTATTCTCATTGTGTCCTTCCGACTTAAATGAGTAATGGTATAGTAAACATAAGTAATGAATACACTTCAGAAGATCTTTAGGATTCTTCCCATCCTTTTTCCCAAAACGAAAGAGGTACTTCATCGCAGCACCTCTGGTGAATGCTTCAGATATCCCCATCTGCTCAAAGACATCTTGGATTTGTATGTTTTGGTCGCCACCCGCGTAATGTTGACCATAAGTACCTTTAATGTACTCTTTGACTTCATCTAATATCATATCTTCATTATATTTAAAAAGCAACTTCCTTGCTTCTTTGTCACTTGTCATAATTCCTCAAAATAGTGGTTTATATTCCTTTATCTTTAACCCATCTTTATAAATCTCACATGGAATATTTTCTTCACAATGTTCTATATATTTTTTCTCTGCACTTTTTATATCATAGTAAATATTATTTCCTTTGCTAGTTTCTACTTGAAATAACGGTAACTGTACAGTATAGGCCATGGGGGTTCCTTCTGAAAAAGTTACAATTTAAATTAAAAAACTATTTAGGAAAAAGAGGTGCTAAATTCACAGCCCGCCTCCCCTCAAAAATTACGAGGTTTGCTCCTTTACGCTGTGTCTCTAAGCAGATGACGAATCCTGCCGTGGCTCCTATGAAGAGGTAGTCAACCTAATGACAGAGCTCACAACACCTCTATTGCCTGTTCTATATTAGCTTTAAATTCCGAAATGGCACCCTCAGAATCTCTGCGGACACCAACTGCCTTATCATCAATCCAAATATCATAAAATGGTTTGAATACAGCAACATCATTATATTTCACTCCCCAAGAGTCAAGTTGTTCTCTAGTCTCTTGGAGATGGTCTATAGCATTCCAACAACCTCTAGCCGTCCAATAATGAATGAAATGTCCATCATCATGAAGTGAATTTAGATACTCAATTCTTTTCGGGAAAGGAACTGTCTTCTTATATCCATAAGCATCATTGGCATCGCCGGGGTCACCTTCCTGTTTACAGATGGTTCCATCAATGTCAACCATGATAATCTTCTTTCCCATTTCATGAGATTTCTGAGCAATCATAGCCCGATGCATTATTTCATTTTTGAAATGACCACCTAACTCAGCTTCAAGTTTTTGTTGTTGTTCTCTATTATCTTTTTCAAGATCTAACTCGCTATCTGCCATTCTAATTCCTCATCTAATTCATCAAAATCATCATCTTGATCATCTTGAATAGTTTTTGCGTCAAAACTTCTGAGCATATTTTTCATCTGCCCCCTTTGACGTTTGTTGTTTAATCGTTTTTGTTTCCTGCCAGAACCGAATTTCTCAATCTGTTCTTCCATTTCGTCTGCCCTTTCTTAGTAATTTTTTTTGTTTTCTCCTAGCAGACTGCAAGAAAACTCTACTCACCCGATCTAAAAATGTTTGACCATTCATATGATCCATTTCATGGTGGAAGATTCTTGCAGCTAAACCCTCAAAGTGTACATCTACAGCATCTCCGTCAGCGTTCTGATATTTTGCCCATATCTCTCTAGGCCTTTTTATATTCAGATACAATTCTGGAAAACTTAAACAACCTTCCTTCATTATTTCTGTTTCATCTGATTCCTTTAAAATTTGTGGATTGAAACACACTATTGCATTGTCAGAGTCATCAATTCTCATAGTAAAAACCTTTACAGGCATTCCTAATTGATTTGCAGATAAACCTAGTCCGCGATGAGCGACCATATTCTCCAACATAATAATATGCAATTGTTTTGCATCAGCTTGTGGGGGGTCGAACACCCAAGGAAGAGGTTCTTTGTATAATATTGGACTTGTTTCGTGAAGTAATTGTGCTACTCTCAGATCTAGTTCATTTGAAGATGGTTCTTCTTCATAGGGGTTTATTATAATATCTGACATTATACTATTCTTGAAAAATTCTTATGTTTCTCGAATTTTATGGTTTTATCAAATTTATCATATAATATTTCACCTTTATGGCTAATTACAAAAGTATTAACAT